TTATAAATGATATAAAACGTACTTTAGGAAGGTAAAAAATGGCCGCCTTAGATTTAAATAGTATTAGAGCTACCATAGAAAGTAGGTTGGTCGATGAATTACAAAAAGCTCCGCCATTGCCTATTGTTTTTTATAACCAACCTTTTAGTTCTATAAATTACGAAAAATTTATACAATGTTTAACTACGTTTGGAAGTTCTGAATATTTAAGTCAGGGTACAAGCAGCACTAAATTAAATTCATTAACAGGAATTTTAGTTTTAAATATTTTCACGCCCGAAGGAGAAGGAACAGGAAATAATTTAGTAATAGGAAAAAGATTAAGAGATTTATATAACGGCGAAGTAGTATCGGGAGTAATTTTCGACCCTCCTAGTGGACCCGAAGTAGTAACAGCTTCCCCCGAAGGTTTTTTCCAAACAGAAATTAGAGTAACATTCGAAGTGTATGAAACTTTAAGCTAATGGAACTAAATGAAGAAATGCTCCAAATATTAGAGCGTATAAAAGGAAATAGAAACCCACTTTATTGGGACGGGCGTTGCCGTAGAGCGTATGAAAAGCTAAAACTAGAAACAAAAGCTGTAAAAAAGCAAAAAAAAGGATAATATAGTTTTAAATACTTTTTTAACTCATGGCAACCTTAAGAGGGGAACAAGGCTCAGTTAAGTTTGATGAAGCCGGAAGTTCTGTAGCTGTATTAGCGGCAACAAGAAACTGGAGTCTTTCTATTTCTAAAGATTCTATAGATACAACAGTTCATGGAAATACTTTTAGAGGTACGCAAGGCGGACTTATTAAGGGTACTGGTTCTGTAGAACTTTTATATGACCCCGCTCAAAGTGGCGAGTATGCAGCATTTATAGATGATGTCCTTACCGTTACCGATGACGGAACTGCGGCGTTCGAGCTTTTCCCCGATACTTCACAAGCATCTAAAAAGTTTTCTTTTAGTGGCGTTATTACTGAGGCGGAGTACGGAGCTAATGTCGGCGACTTACAAGTTATAAACTGCAGCTTCGAAACTAACGGAACTATTACATCAGCGATTTAATTAATGACTGAAAAGAGAACCGCCGATCTTTTAGTAGAAAGTTTTGATCTTACTTCTAGAAGAAAATATGATGTATTGAAGGCAAACGGGGAATTATTAATAACATTGTATTTCCCTCCTCTTACTAGGCAAGAAAGAAAAAAAGCTATGTCGTTAAACCAATCTGATTTAGCTTTGGATATATCGACTCAGCTACTTTGCCAAATAGCAGAAAAAGAAAACGGCGAAAAAGCTTTTAGTTTTGCCGATGTTGCTAAATTACAAAGATGCCTTCCCGAAAAAGTATTAAATGAATTAGAAATTTTTGCTTTAGACTTAGAACCTATAAAGGTAGAAGACGCAAAAAAAGACTAAAAGAGGATAACTGGTTAACATTCGAGTTTTTCCTCGCAAGCGAATTAGGTAAAACAATAAACGAGTTACGTTCTAGTATTACGGATGCTGAGCTTACTTTTTGGGCTGCATTTTATGAAGTAAAAAGAGAAGAAGAAAAAAAGGCTATGGATAAAAAATAAGATACAATAGAAAAAAAGCTTTTAAAAGTGGCGACAGAATCAAGAATAAATTTAATAGTTAACGCAAATAATGCTATAAGACCTTTGCAAAGGACTAATGATGTTACTAGAAAGCTAGCTGGTAATAATAGAAGATTAAAAGGAAGAATAGATAAAACAAATAAATCCCTAAGAGCTACGGGGGTGGCTGCGGGAGTTGCTTCGGGAGGCCTTAATGCAGTAGCGGGAGCAGCTAGAAATTTATTATTAGGTTTTGGATTATTTAAAACCGCTGAATTTGTTTTATTTAATACGGCTAAATTAGAAACGCAAAGAAAAAGTTTAGAGGTTCTTACAGGTAGTTTAGACACTACAAATAAAATAATAAAAGAACTTCAAGCATTTGGAGCCGTAACGCCATTTAAGACGCAAGACTTAATAGAAACAACAAAACGTTTAAAGGCTTTTGGATTTACTAATAACGAGCTAGTAGATACGGTAAAAAGATTATCAGATGTAGCTGGTGCAACAGGTGCCGATTTAGATGGTATATCTACTGCATTCGGACAGATTAGAGCAAAAGGCAAGTTACAACAAGAAGAAAACTTGCAGCTTTTAGAAAGAGGGGTCGATATTACGGGCGAACTTAAAAAGATTACTGGTTTACAAGGTTTAGAGTTCGAAGCAGCCCAACGTAAAGGAAAAATAAGTGCGGAACTTGTTAATCAAGCTTTAATTAATTTAACATCCACAGGTGGACAGTATGCGGGAGGAGCTATAGCTCAAAGTACAACGCTTGCAGGTAAATTTAGCACTTTACAAGATAATATTGAAAAAGTAGCGATTGTCGTTGGAGAAGTTCTTACTCCGGCTTTAAATACAGCTTTAGATGCAGCAAATAAAGTTTTAGGTGGTATTAATAGATTATTCTCTAGCGAGTTTCAAAGGCAAATATCTGGTTTCAGAGCGGCGTTAATAACACCCGGTGGATTCTTAAGTGACATGCAAAATTTAGGAGGTTTTGTAGGTAATATTCAGCCTTTAGGGTTAGATTCCGGAGCTATAGATTTAAGAATAAATCAATTAAAAAGTACTGCTGAACAAATTAAAAAAATTACTAATAATATAAATAAAGGCGGAGTTTTAAATAGACCTTTTAAAACAACTAAGGAAGAAGAAAATCAAGCAGTATTATTACAAGAACAAATACAAAGCAAAATAAACGAGTTATTAGCAAGGAAAGATTTACTAACAAAAGTAAATTTAGCCGATAATGGTAAATTAAATAATTTATTAAACGACCAAACAGACGTTTTATCAGAACACGAACAATTATATCAAGGGATAGTAAATACTCTTGCCGATGGAGTGACTAACGGAATTATTGCAGCTATAGATGGAACTAAAAAGTTAGGCGAAGTTGCTAGAGGCATATTAATGGATATGAGAAACCAACTTATAAGATTTGGGGTCATAAATATGTTTAAAAGTTTTGGATTTGATTTTTTAAAGTTTGCTGATGGTGGCCGCCCACCCGTTGGCCGTCCTTCTATCGTTGGAGAACGTGGACCCGAGTTATTTGTACCGGATAGGGGAGGAACTATTGTTCCAAATCATGCTTTAGGCGGAGCTACTAATGTTGTAGTAAATGTAGACGCAAGTGGAAGTGCCGTAGAAGGAGATAATAATCAAGCGGAGCAATTAGGGCGTTTAATATCTATTGCAGTACAATCTGAAATAGTTAACCAAAAAAGACCCGGTGGTTTACTTGCATAATGGCTAATTTTCCCTCTATTACTCCTACTTATAACACGAAAAAAAGTGTTACGCCGAAACAAAGGATAGTCCGTTTTGCCGATGGTTATGAGCAACGTATAATTTTTGGAGTACCCGAACATCAGATACCAAATTTATATCAACTTACTTTTAATGTAACGGTTACAGATGCAAATACTATTATGGACTTTTTAAAAGCAAGAGGTTTAGATGGAGCTAGTTTTACTTTTACCCCTCCAAATGGAACATCCGGCCAATACGTTTGCGAGCAATATAACGAAGATATGATATTAAGTAATCGCTCTACCGTAAGAGCTTCATTTAGAGAAGTTTTCGAGCCAAGTTAATGTCAGTAAGTGCTGTTTGTTTTAGCGATTTACAATCTATAAATCCTTCTGCGATTATAGAATTGTTCACTTTGACTTTAGATCAAGCATTGCATGGAGCGACTACAGTTTATAGGTTTCACTCCGGCAGTAATTTAAACGCTAACGGGGAAATAGTTTGGCAAGGTAATAGTTATTTGCGTTTTCCTATAACAGCCGAAGGTTTTGCTTATCAAAAAGGACAACTTCCACGCCCTTCTTTAAAAATAAGTAACGCTACTGGTCTTATATCCGCTTTACTTTTAACCGTAAATGAAACAACGCAAGGGAACGATTTAACGGGAGCAAAAGTTATAAGAACTAGAACTATGCTTAAATTTATTGACGCTGTAAATTTTGCTAATGGGCAAAATGCAACCGCCGATAATACCGCAATAATAGAAGAGCAAGTTTTTAAAATAGATCGTAAATCTAGCGAAACTAGAGAGTTAGTAGAGTTTGAATTAGCCGCTCCGATGGATATAGCGGGTGTAAACTGCCCTAAAAGGCAATGTACTAGAACAGATTTTCCTTCTATCGGAACCTTTGTATGATTTGGAAAGAACAAGCTTTAGAACACGCTAAAAAAGAAGACCCAAAAGAATCTGTAGGACTTTTAGTAAATATAAAAGGGAAAGAAAAATATATACCTTGTAAAAACCTTTCTTCGGAAAATTATGATAGTTTTATTTTAGACCCCAAAGATTATATAAAAGCAAATAATTTAGGAAATATTTTAGCTGTTATACATAGCCACCCTAAAACTCCGCCTATTCCTTCCCAAGCCGATTTAGTAAGCTGTGAAAAAAGTGGTTTTGTTTGGCATATTGTTAATCCTAAAACTGAAACTTGGGGTTTTTGCAAACCAAGTGGATATAAAGCACCTTTTTTTGGTCGGGAGTGGGTTTGGGGTATTACAGATTGTTGGTCGTTAGTTCGTGATTGGTATGAAAAAGAAAAAAATATAGTTTTAAGAGATTGGCAAAGACCTACTACTCCTGAAGAATTTCTAGCCGACCCTATGTTTGAAAGATGTGCGTGGCGTACAGGTTTTAGAAAACTGAGGCCAGATGAAAATTTGGAAACAGGAGATCTTTTGTTTATGTCTATATTGGGTAAAGGTTTAAATCATGTGGCAATATTTTATAACGGAGAAGTAATTCATCATTTAGCCGATAGACTTTCTTGTAAAGAGCCATATTCTGAATGGTTGTTAAAATGTACGGGAGGGAGGTATCGTTATGCATCGTAAAATTAAACTTTATGGCGAACTTGCTAAAACCGTTGGGGCGGAAGAGTTTACGGTTACAATTAGAAATATAAGTCAAGCCGTTAGTTTTTTAATAAATAATTTTCCGGAGTTAGAAGCATTAATGACTCCTAATTATTATGAAGTTAAGATAGGAGATTATTCTATAGATGAAAAAGAAATAGATTATCCGATAGGAAAGCAAGATATTCATTTTGTTCCCGTTATAAGTGGGCAAGGCGGAAATATAGGCAAAATATTATTAGGGGGAGCGTTAATAGCTTTATCTTTTGGTGTTGGTGGTGCTTTTGGAGCTAAAGCTCTTACATTCGGTAAAGGGTTCGGAGCTAGTTTTGCTACAGCTAGTTTCGGAGCTAAAGCTGCTTTTGGTATAGGTGCGGGATTATTATTAACAGGAGTTACTGATATGTTGTTTCCGTTACCAGAACCACAAAAATTTAGCAGCGAAGAAGACCCGCAACTTTCTTTTAGTTTTAGTGGGGTGCAAAATACTTCTAGAGCGGGTACTCCGGTTCCGCTTGTATATGGCGAAATTTTTACCGGCTCGGTTGTCATTAGTGCAGCCGTAGATACTAACCAAGTAGAAGCATGAAAAAAAATACTAAAGTTATTAGAGGAGCAGGAGGAGGAGGAGGTAATAAACAGCCACCCCCACCGTATAGAGCTCCGGATACTTTACATAGTCGCTCGTTTGCTTCTTTATTAGACTTAATATCGGAAGGCGAAATAGAAGGGTTTTCTTCTGCTAGTAAAGCGGGTCTAAGTCAAGGGTCTACTGCTTATAACAATGCAAGTTTAAAAGATGTATTTTTAGACGATACTCCGGTTTTAACTTCTACCGCTGATAATACAAATCCGGCAGATGCTGATTTTAATTTTAAAGATGTAACTTTTAGTTCACGTTTTGGTACTTCTAACCAAGCTTTTGTAAACGGTTTTCCTGATGAAACAAGTTCTCCTACCGGTGTAAGTACAACTGTTACAGTTGCGGCTCCGGTAACAAGGCAAATTGCTAATACGAGCGATAACCCCGACGCAGTAGTTGTTACTTTAACTTGGCCGCAAATACAGGTCGCTGAAGAAGATGGAGATGTAAGAGGGGATACAGTAGCCTATAAAATAAGAACAAAATTTCAGGGAGATGCAGATTTTACAACTAGAGTAGAAACAAGCGTTTCAGGTAGAACCGCAGATGCTTATGCAAGAGATCATAGAATAAATTTATCAGGAACTTTTCCGGTAGAAATAAGAGTAGAAAGAGTTACCGCCGATAGTACTGAATCTAATAGAGTAAATTCGTTTCAATTTACAAGTTTTCAAGAAGTAAGGGATAATAATAATGCTTATCCTAATAGTGCGTATGTTGCGTTACGTTTAGATAGTAAGCAGTTTAGTAATATTCCTACTCGTAAATATCGAATAAGAGGAATAAAAGTTCGTATTCCGGCACCTAACAATGGAGTTTCTCCTTCGGTAGATATACAAACGGGAAGAATAATATATCCTTCTAATTACGTTTTTGCGGGAGATATGGGAGCGGCAATATGGACTACCTGTCCGGCGATGATTCTTTTAGATCTTTTAATTACGAAACGCTATGGGTTTGGAGATCATATAAGTCCCGACCAAAGTAATGATTCAAAAATATATGAAAATATTGATTTATTTAGTTTTTTTAATGCCAGTAAATATTCTAACGAAGAAGTAGATGACGGCACGGGGTCGGGGAGTAAAGAAGCTAGGTTTGGTTGTAATGTCAATATTCAAACATCTAAGGAGGCTTTTACAGTTATTAACGAGTTAGCGGGCGTAATGAGATGTATGCCTATATGGTCAAACGGGAATATGACCTTATCACAAGATAAAGAAACAACAGCTAGTTATTTATTTAATTTAGCTAACGTAACTGAGGAAGGTTTTAGTTATTCCGGAAGCTCTTTAAAACAGAGACATTCTGTGGTTTCCGTTAGTTATTTTAATATGGATAGCACGGAAATAGATTACGAGGTTGTAGAAGATGCAACTGCTATATCTAAACTTGGCGTTCTTATAAAGAAAGTAAAAGCTTTTGGTTGTACTTCTAGAAACCAAGCAGCAAGATTAGGAAGAGCTATTTTGTTTGCCGAACAAAACGAATCTGAAACTATTACTTTTTCTTCTAATTTAACCGCTGGAAGTATAGTTCGACCCGGTGCCGTTATAGCTATAAATGACCCTGTAAGAGCGGGAAAAAGAAGAGGAGGAAGAGTAGTAGCAGCGTCTACTACTTCGATAACTATAGATTCTTTAGCAAATACAACATTGCCCGCTCTTAACGATAGTCCTAAAATAAGTGTTATTTTACCGAATGGAACGGTAGAAGAAAAAAATATAATAGATATAAATAATGCAGTATTAACTTTAGATTCATCATTAAGTTCTGCTCCCAACGTAAATGCACCATATTTAATATCTAGCACAACTTTAGAAACACAACTTTTTAGAGTCTTATCTGTAGAAGAACAAGATGAAGCTTTATATACAATATCGGGTTTAGCTTATAGAGAAGGAAAATATAACTTTATAGAAAATAATGTCGCACTTCCTACAAGAAACGTTTCTATTCTTAATCAACCCGCAACGCCTCCAAGTAATTTAACTGTAACCGAAAAAATAATAGAGATAAATAATATTGCCAGAAGTAAATTAATTGTTGATTGGCAACCTGTAGATGGCGTAACGCAATATTTAGTAACTTATAAATTAGAAAACGGAAACGCTATAAATGAAATTGTTTTTTCTAGCGATTACGAACTTTTAGATACAGTAAAAGGTTTATATACTTTTGATGTTTTTTCTTACAATGCTGCTCTTGATATTAGTCCTAATTCTGCATCAACAACTTTTACCGCACAAGGTAAAACTGCGGTTCCCGAAGATGTAACTGGTTTAACTATAGAACCTATAAACGAACAATTTGTTAGATTACGTTTCGATCAAGCAACCGCAATAGATGTTTTACATGGAGGAAGAGTTTACGTTCGTCATACAAATAAAACAGGAAACCAAGCAACATTCCAAGCAGCCCAAGATATAGTTGCAGCCGTAGCTGGAAACTCTACTGAAGTTATAGCCCCTGCTTTAGCTGGATCTTATCTTTTAAAATTTCAAGATGATGGAAAAAGGTTTAGTGCAAATGCTACTAAAGTTGCAATATCAGAAGTACAGGTACTTGATTCGATAACTGTTAAAACGGACAGAGAAGATACGGATGCAACTCCTTTTAATGGAACGAAATCTAATACGGTTTACGATGCCGGAGTTGGTGGTTTAAAGCTCTCGAATATAACTATTACAAGCCCCGCTACAAAAGCTACTGGTACATACGATTTTGTAGATACTTTAGATTTAGGGGGAGTTTTTTCGCTTCTACTTAAACGAAATTTTCAGGGGGCAGGGTTTTTTCCTTCTAGTTTGTTTGATAGTAGAACAGGTTTAGTAGATACTTGGACTTCTTGGGATGGAGATGTTGCTGACGAAGCAAACGCAAAATTAGCCGTAAGAACTACATCTGATAATCCTAGTAGTTCTCCTACTTATACTTCATTTAACAATTTAGCTAACGGCAGTTTTAAGGGAAGAGGTTTCCAATTTAGGGCAACTTTAGAAACTACAGATCCCGCCCAAAATATGAACTTACAACAGTTAGGTTATGTCGCAACTTTGCCTTCTAGAACAGAACAGTCGGCAGTTATAGCTTCGGGAACATCAGCTAAAAACGTTTCTTTTTCTAATGCTTTTTTTGTTGGAACTTCTGCTTTAGGTAATTTAAATAATTTTTTACCAGCAGTTTTTATATCTCCGCAAAACATGGCTACTGGCGATTTTTATGAATTAACAAATATAACGGGAAGCGGTTTTACGGTACACTTTAAAAATTCATCTAGTGCTAGTATTGATAGGAATTTTACTTATAGTGCTGTTGGCTTTGGTAAAGGAAGTTAAAATGAAAGAAAAAGAAGCTTAATCATGAGCATTGTTACTAATTACGATATAGATAATGCTTCGGGTCAAACCGTAAGACTTGATATTCAAGCTTGCCTAAAAGCTTTGCAATCAAGTAATTCTAGTTCTGCCGATACAGATTTAGCATCTAGTGCTTGCGTTGCGGGGATGCCTTTTTTAAATACTACGACAAAAGATTTAAAAGTAAGAAATTCTTCGAACGGAGGTTTTACTACGATAGGAAATATAGACCAAGCAAATTTAGGTTTATTATCAAAGGCTGGCGGTAGTATGACCGGTCAACTTCTTATAGATGATTCTAATAGTGCATCTGCTCCGGCTCTTAGTTTCGATAGTGATACAGATTTAGGTTTATTTAGAAAGTCGGCTAATATTATGGGTTTTGCTTCTGCCGGAGAACAAATATTATTTGATGGAAACGGTATAACTTTGCAAGGTCAAAATGATCTTAGATTTGCGGATGGAGATAGTAGTCATTATGTTGGTTTTCAAGCACCGTCAACAGTTTCCTCTAGCCTTACTTGGACTTTACCCTCTGCCGATGCAACGGTTTCTGGTTATGCTCTAGTTTCTAATGCTTCCGGTGTATTAAGTTGGGCTGCTGCGGGAGCAGGTGCACAAGGAGCGGGTGGCGATAATATTTTTTGGGAAAATGACCAAACTGTAACGCAAAGTTATACTGTAACTAATGGACAGAATGCTGGCAGTTTTGGACCTATAACGATACAATCAGGTGTAACAGTCACAGTTGGTGCTGGTGAAACTTGGACAGTCGTTTAAACTATGAGTCAACTTAAAGTCAACAGCATAATCCCAGTATCAGGAGTACCGACAGGCGGTGGTGGTGGAATAATTCAAGTA